TCCGCAAGTCTACACCAATGGAATCCAAGTCCAAAGGTGAGGCACCCACGGCGTAGAGCCTGGCAGGAGGACAGCATCGCAAGCTCGCTGTCCTCCTGAAATCCAGGCGAGCCAATGTAATGAGCTGATGATGACAATATAGGAAATGTATTATGACAATAGATAAAAGAATAGTTAAAGCAAGTACTCGCAAGTCAATGGATATATTTGAAGATGAGCGAGTACAAATAAGGTTAGGGTTTTCTGATCATGTTATTTCAATAGTAGCAGGTAATGGAACTTATGGGGATAGAGTTAAACCATTTGAAATGTTTGAGGTAGCGAAGATAAAGAAAGATAGATTCGCAAAGATACCTGCATTCAAAGACAGATGGAATTATGGAGTTTATACAATGGTTAGCAAGTCAAGAATTAAAGCCTGGCTTGCCGATGAGTACAATGTTGAGTTAGAAGTAGAAGGATTGGAGTGGTAGCAGAGGTGCAGCCAGGTCAGCCAGGTTCAGCCTGGTTAGCCTGGCTAGCCTTAATAAAAGATGCGGACAATGTGATGAGCTGATGATGGAGATACACTAATTATTTTTTCGCTATAAAGATGATTGCTATAAGACTTTACTGTGTAGCAATCATGCTTTATAGCTAGCGTATCTTATTTGGTTTGTTATAGCTGTATAGCTAGGATATTTAAGAGAAAATATCCGAATGGTTGCACAGCTATAAGCTATAGACGGGAAGTCAGGTAGTCAAGTAAATAATTACAAGAAAGTTGAGGTTAGTATTATGTCTGATTTAACAGAGATAAAAAATATATTATCAGAAAAGATAAATGAGTTAGAAGAGGAGAATAAGTTTCTCAAAGAACAAGTAAGAGATTACAATAGAAAAGTATTGTTCTTGAATGATTGGATAAAAATAAAGGGTTTGGTTAAAGAATGTCATGTTGCATGGTACAAATATTTAAATAAAGATAATTTAAAAAGGATGGCTGAAGATGCAGGTGATCCAGGTGAACACCATGTATCGTAAAAATATATACTAACACATTGAGTGCAAACCCCAAGCGGAAACATATGCAGACCGCTATATAAATGATGTGTATGCTTGGTCTAGCAGAGCCAAAGGAGGAATAAGTCTGCTACTATTTTACTCAAAAGATAGTTAAACGAACCATGCTCTAGAAAGATTCGGTTGCGAGTCTTTGAGTAGTCTAGTGAGAGTACTCGTTTGGTGATAGAGTATAAACATCACCACTAATTTTAATTATAACAAGGAGAATGCTATGCCAAATTGGATAACAAATAGTATAATTGTAACAAACGATGATGGTGAACAAATACCATGTAATAAAATTATAGATAGAATGAGATGGACTAGTGATGATAATGTTTCTGAACAACAAGCTGAAGAAGAAATATCATTTCACAAAGTCTTACCAATGCCAGATGAGTTAGTTAATACAACTTATCCAAACAATATATCAAAGGAAGAGTCTGATCGTTTAATAGATAAATATGGACATGATAATTGGTATCATTGGGCTTGGTATAATTGGGGAACTAAATGGGATTTACATGGAGTAAGTTTTGGTGATCTTGATAATGATGGAAATATATATAGCTTTGGTTTCCAAACAGCCTGGGCTACACCTGATAAATTTATTACAGCTCTGTCTTTATTAGTTAAAGATGTATGGATTGTAGTTGAATATGCTGATGAAGATTATGGATCAAATTATGGTACATATACCTGTCGTAATGGAGAGGTACATAATGAAAGTTGTTATGATTGGGAAGATTATCAATCAGGTAATCCAGAAGCTGTCCGTATATTAAAAGATCTACAGGGTGAACCATATATAGATGAAGAAGAGGAGGTATTCTAATGCCATACTATCACATATATGAAACAAGATGTTATGAGATCCAGGCAGATTCAAAAGATGAAGCCTGGCAAAAAATGTGGAACGATGGTGAAGATCATTGTTCCGTAATTGAAAACTCAATAGAGGAGGTAAGTAATGGGTAATCCAAGACTTCCAGCAGGTACATATGATGGTGATCCTAACGCACCTTGGAATCAATATGAAGAAGATGAACCAAGATTTGATGAAGTTCAAATAGAACATTGGTTAGGACCAGACAATCATCAGTTAGAAAAAGCAATAGAAATTATAACTGAAATTGCAAATGAACAGTATACTGTTCAAGCATTGATTGAAGATCTAGAAAAAATGTTTCCAGGAGAGGAGTAACAATGAGTTGGGATATATTAATAGCAGCGTTAATAATGGTTGAATCATCAGGTATTAACACAGCTATAGGAGATAATGGTGAATCAGTAGGGTGTTTGCAAATACAAATGCCTGTAATTCAAGATGTTAACAGAGTATATAAAACAAGGTACACAAGTTATGATAGGTATGATAGACAAAGTAGTACGGAAATTTGTAAATTATATCTCAAATACTGGTCAGCTATGTATAGTAAAAGGACCAACAAGCCAGCAACTTATGAGATACTTGCTCGTATCTGGAATGGTGGTCCATATGGTTACAAAAAAGAAGCGACTAAAGTATATTGGGATAAAGTACGGATTCAATTATGAATGAAGATGAAAAAGTAAAAAGATATAGATGCTTTATTGATGATTGTCCTGGCGTAAGCTGGGACAACTTCACTAAAGCTTGGGATATATATCAAGGAGATAGAAAGAAAGTTATAGATCACTTTGATATGATTAGAGATGCAAAGGAGATAGAGTCTTATGGATGGTAGATTGTTTAAAGTAACAGAGCATTTAGATTTTGAAGTGCATTATGAAATTCAAGCTGAAACAGATGAAGAAGCATTTGATATATATTTAAAATCAACTGAACTTAAAAAACTTCCTGTACATTTTGATAATACAAAAATAGATAGAGCTTACATAGGTAAAGATGTAAGCTGTTATGAACGTACAGAAGATATAACACCATATGATTGGGAGAATGAAGACAATGATGATGACTGATATTAGAGTAGTAGCAAATGAAGATGGAACTTGTGATGTTCATGCTGAAGGAACAGGTAAATTTATTACAGTTAAGGCAGATGGATTTGATCTAGCTCTTGGCTTCAAGGAATATAATGCAGGTAAAAAAATACAAGATGCATTTCCTTTTCTTAATGCAGAAGAAAGAGAGTTTATACTAACAGGTTTAACTCCTGAAGAACAAGAAAGATTCTTTAATGATGATAAATATATGGGGAGTTCAGTAATTATTGATGATAAAGAAGAGGATTAGTCTTCTTCTTTATCTTCATCTCTTACTATATCGAGACCTGTAAACTCTACTATATCTGCATCTTTCATTTTTTCTCGAAGACCCATCTCAACATTGATAACAAGACCTTTATTCTCATTCTTGTTTTTATCTGAATAGGTATCAGGATCTAAAGCTTTAAGCTGAACTTCAAGCAATCTGTCTGAATACTTTTTCTTGTAACCTACAATTTGACCTAAATGATTTACTATAGGTTCATCAACACCTTCAACAGCACGTTCATGCAATGCTTCCTCGGCATTAAATAGTTTACGATTTTTACGTTCATCTTTTGCCAGGTTATAAAGTTTCCTGGCAGCCTGGCATCTACACAATGCATGATTTTCAAAATGACTCCAGGATTGAAACCCAGCTTTAGAAGTAACAACTAACATTTTACCTCCAGCTGCAATGCCTTCTAATGCGGATCGGAGATCCCTTCTATCTTTTTTACAATCATCAAAGATAGGTAATTCAGCTTCTGCTCTTTCTATATCTGCAAATAAAACATCTTCTGCAACTTTCATTCTTTCAAGAAAGCAAGGCAGAGTCTCAGGCATTTCGTTACCGTCTTCCAGGTAACATCGAATACCATCTTTATATTTATATGGTAAAGGTAATTCATTCATGTCTGCATAATAAAACATTTTAATAATAAATCAATGGTAAATATTTTTTACCAGTGGTAACTAATCGATAATGTAAGACTTACCATGTGCATTATGCGATTAGTTAAGCGTATCTTTTTTGGTAAATTAAGGAGATAAATATGATAAAGAAAATTAATCACGATCAGCTAAGACGATGTATTACATTGTTATGGATGGCTGATATACCTGCTTGTATTGTAGGTAGCGTAGGAACTGGTAAAACTACAGCAGTAGAATCTCTGGTTGAAAAGATAAAACAACAACAACCAGATTTTAAATTGTGGAAAGTTTTTCTAGGTTTAATAGATGCCACAGATATTGGTGGTATTCCACATAAAGGTGAAGATGGTATGGTAGATTATATGCCACCAAGATGTTTGCCTTTTGGAAGTAATGAACCAGGTATTATATTTGGAGATGAGTATGATCGGGCAGCACCCGATGTACAAAATGCTTTTAACCAAATACTTCTTGGTAGAGAAATACATAATAATAAAATTAGTAATAACGCATATGTTGTATTAGCAATGAATGGAGAAACAGATTCATACACAACTCCATTATCTAAGGCAGCAAGAAATAGAGTATGTACATTATTTCTGACAGCAGATTCTTCTGGTAATCAAAATAACTGGGACAAATGGGCTAGAGAAAATAATGTTAATATTGATGTGAGAGGTTTCTCAAGATTTACTTCAAATAATAATGAAGATAATGATTTTGATTATACAGAACTTGCATTAGATACTCCACGCTCCAGGGATATGGCAGGTAAAATATTAGACGCAGCCTCTAAGGCAGAGTTTGAAACTAAAGATATTTTATTACCCTGTCTATCAGGTGTTATAGGATCAGGACAAGCACATGAACTTATAGCTTACCTGGATATGAAAGAAAATCTAATAGATATTAAAACTGTTCTAAATAATGATGACACATATAAAGAGTATGTAAATGATGAAGGCATTATTATAAATGTTCCATTTTTTAGGGGTCAAATACTTCCAGGCTATACAGTTCCTAAAGGATTTAGATTAAAGGAAGCAGCTCCTGAAGAAGAAGGTATTACTGAAGATGCTCTTACAGATATAACTGAACCTGAGCAAGACGACAGAGAAAGTAGAATAAAAAGAGAAGAAGAAGAGTTAAATTTAGAAAATGAACCAGTTGATGAACCAACAGATGATGAGATGGATGAGATTGAGCATAAATTGAACACCATTTCTTTTGAAGATTGGGAACATG